ATTATTATTATTATTATTATTAATTTTATATTTTTGATACAGTTTAAAACATTATAGTTTTCATTTTTAATATTTTTTATATAAATAAAAATAATTAATATTGTGCAATAATATCTTCTCTTTGCCAGTTAACACTTGGAGGCATTGTTGGAGCGTGGCATACAGGCACAATAGTTTCACATATAGGAACATTATTAGGTATAGGAAGTGCTAATTTTTGTTCAATAGGTCTTGGAACACAAGGACGATGATTATCTTTGCTAAGTATTTTAGTATTTATTTGAAAATCAAAAGGTTCAGTAACTCTATCTTGAGGGTCAGCAGGTAACCATTCCCATCTATTCCAACCTGTTCCGCGTAAAGTTGAAGGAGGATTAGAAAGACGAGTATCTTCAGTTGGTGTAAAACAATCTCCAAAATTAATTACTTGAGTATTATCTATACAAAGTTTATCAGTCTTAGAGCAACCATTTCTTACTTTACCAGATTGAGCACCACAATGAAAACTTGATGATTGATTAGGAATGTATTTACGGTCAGGACAGTCAGAAAGATTACGACTTAATCCAATAAGTTCGCTATCTATATCAATTAATGATGTATTTTTACTAATACTTACACCTTGATTTTGGGCAATTATACGAGGGTCTTTGGGTAAGCATGGCTCACATACATTATTTGGTCTTGTAAGTTGGTATATACCACTTCCTGAACTTTCAGCAAGTTGGTATTTATAACTACACATATCATATTTATTTCTATTAAAACTCATTTTTTATTAATATATTTATAATTTACTTATATATTATTTATATATTATTTATATATTTATTATTATATTAATATATTATTTTTTACTATTTAAATATATTTAATTTTTATTATTTTTATTTAAAAATAATGTTATAGTTTATTAATATTTAAAAATTGTTTTTATTTTATAATATTTTATAAACTATAAATAATAAGTTAACTATAATTTTAACTAATACACTTTAAAATTATAGTTATTTGATGTGTAAAGATAATTTTAATGATAATCCTAAAACTCGTCAAGAATTAAAAAAAAAAGGTAAATATAATACGAAAGATAAAACTTATAATTCTAGATACATAAGAAAAAAACTTGAAATAATTGAAAATACTGAGAAAAATCATAATTAATTATATTTAATTAAATATTTATAATTAATATTATTTTACAATGACTATTATTGATTTTGATGAACATTATTATATTATTAAAGAACTTGAATTTAATGATACGTTAGATTACGCAATACCAATGAATTCTCATATATTTCCAATAATTACAGAAGAAGATTTTACACATAGTTTTAAAAATAATGTAAATATATATACTATAGTTAATACTAAAAATATAAAAAAAAAGTATTGTTCTACTATAGTATTATCAACTACAAAAATAAATAAAAGAAAAAGAGAATTATATAAATTAAATAAAAATAAATAAAATTTATAATCATTTAAATTTTATATATTTAACTATCTATGTTAATTATTTAACTTTATGTTTTGTATTTTTTTTAGTTTTTTTTAATTTGTGCTTTGTTAATTTTTTTTTATTTACTTTTTTATTACTCATATTTAGTCTTTTTTGTAATTTTTTTTTTGTTAATTTTAAGTTAAGAAGTTCTATATTGTTTTTTAATTTTAAATAAGTTTTTTTAGAACCTCCTGATTGACTATTAGTATTAGTAGTATCATTAGGTATAGTATCATTTTGATTTAATAATGTAGTATTAATATCGTTTTCCATTTCATTATTTAATTCTTCTAAAGCATTACCTAAATTTTCAGGCGTTGTTTCGTCAATAGTATTAGGTTCTTCAATAGTATTAGGTTCTTCAATAGTATTAGGTTCTTCAATAGTATTAGGTTCTTCAATAGTATTAGGTTCTTCATTAGTATTATTTAAACCTAATTTATTAATATTACCACTATTTAAAATAACTTGATTTTTATTACTATTTGTTTCATTACTATTTGTTTCATTACTATTTTTTTCATTACTATTTGTTTCATTACTATTTGGTTCATTACTATTTGTTTCATTACTATTTGGTTCATTACTATTTGTTTCATTACTATTTGGTTCATTACTATTTGGTTCATTTAATTTATTTTCTTTTTTTTTATTAATATAATCATTTATTGACATAACATTTTTATTACTACTAGCATCTTTAATGTTAGTATTATTAGTTAATGTTTCTGTAGGTTTTTTTGAGGTTTCTTCTGGACTACTTATAATTTTTTTAGATAAATAATTATTTGCAATATCAGCAGTTGAGGATACTAAACCTGTAATACCAGAAACACTACTACCAATATTACCCATAAAACTAGTAATTCCATTTGTTGTTTTAGCAATCATACTTTGTTCTGTATCTTCTTCTTTAGTGTCTTGTGTGCTTACAACTTCATCCTGTTTTGCTTTTTCTCTTGTTTCTTTTAATGTCTTATCTACTTCAAAAAGACCATTAATATAGTCGTCTATTTTATCTAAATCTTGTTGTCTAACAGCATTCATATATCTTTGTGTATAATCTTTTACATGTCTTAATAAATCAATTAATTCATATTGTAAACTATCTAATTTATTTTTTAATATTTCAAAATGTACTGTTGTCATTAAATTAGTTGGTTGTTGTTGTAAATAGTTTGATTGAGGATTATACTGTTGTTGAGGATTATACTGTTGTTGAGATTGTAATTGTTGGGGTTGAAATTGTTGTAGTTGTAAATTTGCAGTCATTTGTTCATTACTATAGTTAGGGTCTAACATTTGTTGTGGAACATTTTGTAAATATTTATTTTTAATTTGTTCTAAATGTTTATCTTCATCTTTAGAAGGTGTCATCATATTTGTCTTTAATTGTTTCATTAGTACGGCTTTTTCATCATTCGCAATTGGTAAATTTTTTATTTTATCTAGAAGTGTTTCAACATTATTTGAATTTTCTTGTTCATTAGTTTCTTTTTCCCTATTTATAGTAGGTGTATTCATATTATTATTCATATTTATTTATTTTTATTATTATAAGTTTTAATTACTATATTAATATTAGAAAAAATATAAAAAGTTATAAACATTAAATAATAAATATTATTTTCTTTATTATTTAATTAAAGATTTAGTTAAAGATTTAGTTAAAGATTTAGTTAAAGATTTAATTAAAGATTTAGTTAAAGATTTAGTTAAAGATTTATTTAAAGATTTAGTTAAATCTTTAATTTAGTTAGAATTTAACACTTAGGCATTCTAATAGAAGCAGGAACTGGGACTGGTGTATATCTAAACATTTGACATTCTTTAAGATGAAGGGGTTGTGTATCAACAACACGCCCCACATTACTAGGATTACCACGAATAACAACTTGGCGTGGTTGGCAGGCATTCATTGTTCCTTGAGGGCAGGGATTCATATATTGAAGGGTAGGACATTTACTTGATAATCTAGTTACACCTTTAAGGTCACTTTCTAAATCAACCATATTTCCTTTAATAATACTAACATCATTTCCACCAACAATGCCGTGTGCCATACGACATTTAGAATTATTTTCAAACCTAGATGAATCTAAAACCCAACCTAAAGAACCTACTGATTGGGCTAATTCATTACGGTAACTGCATGTATCACTTGATAATCTATTCCAACTCATTTTTTATTGTTAATAATAATTATTTTATACTAATTATAAGTATTTTTTATTTATTAATAATTACAAATATTATATTTAACAAAGATAAAAAATAAAAAAAGAAAATAAATAAATAAATTAATTAAATAAAATAAAATTAATAAATAAATGTTTTTATAATTTATTAATAAATGTTTTATAAATTATTAATAAATGTTTTATAAATGTTTTATAAATAATTTATAAAACATTTATTAATTTTATTATTTAATAAATTAAATAGCCATTTCTGCTTTAATATTAGGATAGGCTTTATAACCTATTAAATCTAAATCTTCAAACGCAAATTCATTTATACTTTTTCTCTTTTCCCCTTTAATTATTAATTTAGGAAAAGGTAAAGGAGATCTTTCTAAATTTAATTTAACTTGTTCTTGATGTGTTTTATAAAGATGAGCGTCAGCAATAAATACTGTTAAATCACCAGGTGTTAAATCAATACCTTCTAAATTACATAATAGATGAACTAAAATTGCTCCACAAGTGCTATTCCAATTATTTGCTAAGAAAAAATCAGAACTACGTAAATAAATTGCTAAATTAAGTTCTTTTTTCTCTGTATTGACATTAAATTGATATTTACAAAGACAACTTGGTAAAGCAGCTTTATGAATACTAGAACAATCCCATAAATCTATTATTATGCGTCTAGAACCAGGTTCATTTTTAATAAGATGTATTACATTTGCTAATTGGTCATATCCTACACTATGTTCTGTATTTGTTCCATAATCATAACTACAACCTTTATAGTCGGCTCCAAAATGTCGAAAGTTAAAACCATAGGTTTGACCTAAATCACCTTCTTCATAATGTTGTAGTCCTCTTTTATCAAGAAATTCTCGCGTTGTATTACCATCCCAAACGTGAATGTTTTTTTCTTGTAAAATTTTATTATCGGTTTTACCACTTAAATAAAACATCAGTTCTTCAAATACAGCACGAAAAAACATTCTTTTTGTTGTGCATAATGGTAGTGTATCTCTTAAATTATATTTTAACATAGAACCAAATATACTTAATGTTCCAACACCAGTTCTATCATCACTACTAGCACCGTTATAAAATATATTTTTCATTAAGTCTAAATAATTATCTTCTTCACTTTTAAAAGGAAATTCATCTAATCTATTATCAACTTGTCTATTATAAGTTATAAAACGATATAAATAAGGATTACCATTGTCATCTTTATTTTTAGATGTGTGAAAAGGTGATACATTCGTTATTATTATATTATTTGTTTGTGTGTTTGTTTGTGTGTTTGTTTGTATGTTTGTTTGTATGTTTGTTTGTGTATTTGTTTGTGTGTTTGTTTTATTACTTATATTTAATATAGTAGGAAAAAATGTATCACATTCTATTTCTTTTTTATTAACAGGATAAATTTCAGTAGCGTGTATTTTAATATTTAACTTTGTATCTAGTGCTTGTTTATAAATTTGTTCTCCACCAATAATATAATAATTAAATTTATTAATAATATGTTTTTCATTATTACAATACAATTTATTAAAATTGTCTTCTACTTGTAAATAATCTGTATTTATAAAATTATCCCAATTGGTAAAATAAACTCCTGTATTATTATTTTTATTAATAGTTCCACATTTATAGTTTGTATTTTGTTCTAATCTATATTTTTCATTATTAGATAATATAATATTAAACCGATTTTCTAAAGGTTTAAAAGTGTCAGGAATACTTTCCCACGTTTTACGTCCCATAACTACAATATTAAACTGATTTGCGTCTTTTGAAGTTGTAATATGTTTAAAATGTGCCATATCTTCTGGTATTTTCCAGGGCAGTGTTCCATTTTTACCTATACCTTGTTTATTAAAAGTATAGGCAACAACAATATTTAATATATTATTAAACGGTATTGCTTTAATTTCCTTTGACATTATATGAATAGTTATGTAAATACTCTAGATACTATATTTATTATATTTACTATAATTATATTTATATAATATTTCTAAATACTATACTTATTTATTTTTTAAATTTAATAATTTAGTATATGTATCTAGATGCTCTTTTGATATTTTACTTAATAATTCTTTATTTTTATGTATGTAAGGTGTTATTTCTTTTTTAATATTTTTAAACGTTAATCTAGATATATCATTATTAATTTCTGTTTCAGCCATTCCATAATAATCTACAAAACATTTTCCATAGGCTCCATATAATTTATCATATTTATCTAAATTTAATAATTTAATAACTTTATTAAGATTTTGTTCTGTTTTACATTCAATTTCTACATACATTGGAATACCTGGAATACAATCAAATGCTATTTCACAACCATTATTATCATTATTATCATTATCTAAATTTAAAAACCATTTTTCTCTCATAGTTTCATGATATGCTTTTTCATTAAGATTTAATGAACCTAAAAATGCCTTACCTTTTTCAAATCCATCTTTAATTTCTAATTCAAATTCTTCTGGATAATCTGGATTTTTATATATTTTAGCAGTAAGAGTTGTTTTAATACCTTCATCTCTAACACGAACATATCCTCTTTTAACATCACATAAACCAAACATAGACCTCTTATAAATTGTTTGTGGTTGAATTAATGTTGCTCCTAATTTTTTAATTTTTTTTACTAAATCATTATGATTAATATCTAAAAATTTTGCTTCATATTCAATTTCACTTGTTTTTTCTTTATGATTTTGAGGAGATTGTTGTTTAGTGTGTTGTGATTTTTGTTTTTTAGTGTGTTTTGATTTTTGTTTTTTAGTGTGTTTTGATTTTTGTTTTTTAGTTTGTTTTTTAGTTTGCGTCTTTGTATTCTTCATTTATATAATGATTAATAATTTATTTATAATTAATATTTATTTAGATTTATAATTTTTAATTATTTAAGATATTTATTATAATATTAGTAAAAAATTGAAATATAATAAGCATCATTTATATAATTATAAAAAAAGTTAAAATGACTTGTATTGTATATGGTTGTGGTAATCCAAATTCGCATTCAACACCAAAACATACTTGTGGCACTTGTCAAAAAAAAGGACACGGACGTGTAGAATGTGGTAATAATCAGGCTATTGAATATTTAAAAAATAATAAAAATGATAAAAACACACAAAAATTTGACCCTTATGATAGAATTATATTTTTTGGAGAAGAAAAACTAAATAGTATTAAAACGGTATTACAAACTAGACACTATACATCTGTATATAGTGGATTAGGGAGTAGTATTTATATTCGACGTGTTTATAAAGATAGATTTGACTATTTATTTATGCACCAAGATGATTGGGGTCAATATGGGAATACACCAAGACCTGCTTTACATAAAGAATTTATTACAAATTATATAGAAGTTAAAAATATGTATTCTAATTAACTATACTTTTACTTTAATAAATCATAAGATATATCTAGTTTAAACATATTTTCATTAGAAATAATATTTTTTTTATTTGTAAATTTTACTAGATTACGATTAAATAATATTAATTGGTCATTATTAACATTGGAAATAGTATAATATCCTTTTTCAGCAATTATATTAAAAATACCAAGTGTATTGGGTTCTAAATTTCTATCATAAAGAAATCCAGTATTAACATCAAAAATAACATAAGTTCCTTTCTCTTTATTTTTTAACATAAATTGGTCTTTAAATATATTAAAACTGTCTTTATTTTGAGATGTTGGTATAACTACATAAGATGTGCCATCGCTTGTATTATTTTCTAATACTCCAATTATATTTCCATTTATTGTTTTTAAACTTCCATCATATAATGTTATTATTTTAATAACCATTTCATAATTAATAGATTTAACAAAAAAAGTCATATTATTTCGTGCTTGTATTTGTGGAGCATCACTATAGGCTTTTACATTTTTATTTTCATTTGCTAGATACAATACTTTATCATTACTAAAACTTCTAATACTAATCATATCACCTTTATTTACATTTTCACTTAATTCATCATCACTTATTTTAGGTTTTTCAAAATAAAATGCTTGATTTACTAATCCTTTTTTATTTTTAGATAAACGTTCCATATGAAATATATTATTATTTAATGTAATATATAAGCCTGGTTGTGCAGCACTTTCTAGATAAAACGAAATATCTTCAGACCCGCCAATGGTGCTTTTTCTAATTATAAAACATTGATTAATACCTATATTATAAGAACGTACTCCAAATTTATCTTTCTCTTGGTCTGTTCCTAATCTAAATTTCAAATAATTTTCTATTTGAGTAAGATATGTAGTTTGATTATTATAAGATTCAAAACTAATGGGTTTATTATTATATTTGTAATAGTAATTATTAAGTATATTGTCATTCTTCTCTAATATTTTTTCATAGATAGATAAATAATCACGTTGTGGTATTTCTTCTTCTGTAAATCGCATACTACTTGGTTTTAATCTAAAACTAGATTCTTTAAATATTTCTAAATAATTTTTCATATATGCGTCATTTATTTGAAAATTCATTGTAATAAATTGACAACCCATAAATAATGCTTCGGTTGTATCATAGTTTTTAGTTTCAACATCTTCTGTTTTATGTGGTTTGACAATACTTACACCTATTTTATTAAATGAAGTTAAATTATTTAATATTTCTTTATCATTTAGTATAGTTTCCCCTATGCTATCAGAATTTTCTTTAACATACTCTAGAGAAGGATATTTTTCTTTAAATAACTTATAACTACGTGCTTGTTCTTTCATAGATAATTTTTTATTATATGAATTTTCAAAAATAGTATCACTTGGTAAGTTAAGTTGAGCAAGTTCTCCAAAATGATATATATTAAATAGTTTAGTTGTTGGAGTAATGAAGTTTTCCATTTTAGTACCTAAATATTCTGGTGTTGCTATTATTATTATTTTACCAAGTAAATTACATAATTTCTCTAAAAATACAGAATGTGTTGTATATTTTGATTTTTCTACTAATACATCTCCAAATATTTCCTGTATATTATCAGACACAACATCCAGAGTAAATTTCTTTTTTGTATTTAATATTAAATGTATTATTAAAGGATAATTTACTTTAGTATTATTAAGTTTAAAAGCATTACCACGAATTGCTTTAAATACACTAGCAATGTCTAATACATTCAAACTAGTAATTAATTGTTGTCCATATTCAGCAGTAGCAACTACTGGAAGTGATTTTTCTGTAATATCATTTTCACAAATGGGTATTTGAATATAACGTGCTCCAGATTGTAATACTTCAATTATCATATCCGTGCTAATATAATCATAATGTTGATTACCTATACAAGGCGTCATAAAACTTGAACTAATATAATAATCGCATAATTTAAATTGATATTTAATATCTTGTTGATAACATTGTAATAATGGTTTATTTTCTAATTTATCTTTATAATCCATCTTTGAAATAACATAACGACTTCTAGAGCCTAAATTGTATTGGTATAGTAAATATAATAATATAATAAGAACAGGTAAAACAATAAATACCCAATATTTTAAATTACTACTTAAATGATTTTTTATTTTTACTGCTATTTTATTTATATTACTATCATTTGTATTACTGTTATTATTTAATGATGAAGCATTATTATTTGTTATAGATGAATTACCATATTTTTTTTTAATTTCATTTACAACACTTTTATAATGATTATTTATATTAGTATTATTTGACATACTTAATTTATTATTCTATTTTATATTCTATTTATTATTATCATATATATATTATTAATATATAATTACCTATTAAAAATAAAGAAAAATAAAGAAAATTTTAAAAATAGAAAGAAACTTTAAACATATTATTTTAATTTATTTATTTATTTATGTATTTATTTATTTATTAGTCCAAATATGATTACAATTACAACATTTATATAAATAAGTTAATGTATTTTCATTAATGACTAAATATAAAACATCATTTATATTTTTATTAGTGTCATTAAGAAGTTCAGATGGTTCATTTAGTTTATTTGTAATACATTCATTATTAGGACATTTAATATTATTAACGTGTGGTAATGTTGGGTCATTATTTAAATATTTAATTGTATTTTCGTCAATTAATTTTTCATTAATAGTATAATTTTTTTTATATACACATTTATACTCTGGTTCTTCTACTATATCTATTACTTTTCTGTAATTACAATTTTTACATTTATAAGTTAATATTTTATTTGTATTTTCATTATTTACAATTTCAGTCATTAAATATGTTTCACAATCAGGACAAAATTTCATTTTAAAGTTATATTAGTATATTTATAAATTTATTATTTTTTTAATTTATAATTTAAATGATTTATATATTATACTATTACTTTTATTTATTATTTAGTTTTTATTTTTATATTAGTTTAAATTTAATTAATCAATTTTTATAAATATATAAATTTGTAAATAATTATTATTTTAAATTATTTTTAATGTTTTCATTATTTTTAATTTAATTAAATTATTTTTAATGTTTTCATTATTTTTAATTTAATTAAATTATTTTTAATGTTTTCATTATTTTTAATTTAATTAAATTATTTTTATTTTTTATATCATTTTCAAATAAAATATTATATAATAATAATATACAAAGTATAAATTTATTTACTTACCTTATATTACTTATATTACTTATATTATAAAATGGCTGTTCAACGTAAAACTAAATCTCATATGCGTTCAAAGAAAATGATTTCTAAAAAGAAATCTTCTTTAAAGAGAGACCATCAAAAAGGTGGTTCTCCTGCTTCTAATCTTGTAAATGAAGCAGTTAAAGCACACCCTCACGTTAAAAACGATTTTGTAACTTCTCCTCGTATTCGCGAAGGTCCTATGAAAGGTGGGAGTAAAGCATCTGATATGGTTATGTCTCATTTAAATGCCGATGCTAAAACCAATTCATTTTTTGGTTCTAAACCTATTAAAGGTAATATGGATAGTTTAAATCTGTATCAACCTTCAGGTGGGTCTCGTAAATCTAAACGTAAATCTCGCAAATCTAAAGGTAAATCTCGTAAATCTAAACGTAGTTCTCGTAAATCTCGCAAATCTCGTAAATCTAGCAAATCAAATGGCAAATCTCGTAAATCTCGCAGAGTTCGTAAAATGAAAGGTGGTGGTTCTGACTGGATTTCAAGTCAATATTCATTAGGTTCTTATAATCAAGCAGAAATGAGTGCTGAGGATGTTGCTAAATTTAGTCAATCTGCAGCAGGTGCCCGTGCTGATTACATGAATCCTCCCACTCTTGGTCTTGCTGGTTCGGGTTCTCCTATGAATGCTCTTGAAGGTGCTAATGTTAATAAGGCAGGTGCTCCTCTTGTTTAATTATATATTCTAATATAAATTATTCACAAAAACTTATTTAATCAAATGAAATTATAATTTCTTTCTTTTTTTTATTTAAATCAAATATTTTATCATTTTTACTTATTATTTTATAAACAGAATATTTTGTTCCTTTAATAAATTTTTCTTTACTAAATAAATCATAATTATATACTTTTAATAATTGACGTAAAATTGTAATTGCTTGCTTATTTGTCAAAGTAGTTATATCATTAAAATATTTCTTTTTTTTACAAGGTAGATAATATTTATTTAATTCGCTTTCTATTGTATTAAAATTAGTTAATGTATTGTGTTTATTCATATCTAAATAACTAAATTGTTTTGTATCATTTATACTTTTTAATCCAAAATATTTTATTATAGTATTTAGTAATTCAAAAGAAGGTTTAGAAATAAATAATTGATTTAATACCATATTTATTTATATCTATTTTTATTTTATAATTATATCTATAATAATATTTTAGAAAAATTAAAAATAGATTTAACTTAACTATTAATTATATAAAAAATTAAAATTGTATTAAAATAAAAAATATTATAATAAAATTATAAACTTAGAATTAAACTATATTGTAATAAATTAATTTTTTAAACAAAAATCTAATGTATTTTTGGGATTTATAATAGGTTTATTTCTTTTGAGTTTAAAATCATTCATCGTTAATAAAGGTTGGGAATTTTTTTTATCTATTGGTAAAAAAGTATTATTTAAATTTGTTTTTTTATATATTTCTTCTAAAATTGGTATTATTGTATTACACGGCGGAAACTCAATATTATACATTTTATCATTTAATCCATTTATATTTCTATATTCATCAATATCTAATTTACCTCCAAATAATTTTAATGCCATTTTATCAATAGATGGTGTTAAATTTTTATAGTCTCCAAATACTTTAAAATATAATAAATTTAATAATGATATTTTTTCCCAATAACTATCATCATCTTTATAATATTGTAATATATATGCTAACGCACAATTAGGTAAACAAAAATTACCAAAGAGTTGAAATTTATTTTTACTATATTTATAAGGTATACCCCAAGGTATAGTAGTAAATGAATGACAACACCATAAACAAGCACTATTTGTTGTTGTAACCCAACTATCATTTTTTGTATTTATACTTAAATGAGTTAATACATTTAATTTATCAGTATTACTATTATATTTATTATTTAAAATAATATCTATTTGTCTAATTGGTTCTTTTTTTGTAATAGTATGTTCATTTAAATTATTATAATTATTATTTATATCATTTAGTATTGATTGTTGATTATATGTTTGTATTTCATTTTGTTTTAATTTATCATTAGATTCAATAGTATTATTTACATTATTATTATTTACATTACTATTATTATTTACATTACTATTATTTACATTACTATTTGATTCATTATTATTATCAGAAAGATTACTAGTTAAATTAGTTTCAATACAATTATTTATACCACTATTATTTTCATTATCTATAAATTCAAAATTAGTATTGTTCATATTATTTGTATCATTCGTGTAAGGCATTGGATCGGAAATAGTTGGATTATATTGAAATAAATCTTTACCATTTGTAAATTCTTCGGTTAATTTTAAACAACTTAATGGTAATTTGATAATTATATTTTCATCTTTTTTAATATGATTTAAGTCTT